AGCTCCCATGATTGAAACGCTTCTCCTACAGTAGGTATACTAGGTTTAACTTCTTTGTCTTCTTTTTTTGCAGAATAAATTCTTCCTTCAAACTCAAAGGTCTCTTCTTTTTTCTTTTGTGCTGTATTAAAAGCTTGTTCATACTTTCTATATCTAATTAATTCTCTAGCTAGTTCTGTATTTATAATACTTGACTCTTCCCATTTCTTATTTACTTTTCCATTTTTATCTTTATATGTTTCTAAAAATATAGTTAAAGCTTCTCTTAATAATCTTCCTCGTCTATCAGATTCTTCAGTTCTTTTGTATACTTTACCATCTTCTGTTACATATTTAGAAGATCCTGTTACAGATAAAATATAAGCTTTGTTAGCTCTTCCATATCTTATTAACTCTCTACCTTGTCTTGTTCCAAACAATAAAGAATTTTGCATTAATTGTTTAGGAGATAAAACATCAGCTGTTTTAATAAAACCATATTCATTATTAGAAGCTATATCTCCTAAATCTAATGCTCTATCCATAATTAACATAGATTGAGTTATTTCCCCTGGAACTATTCTTTCATCAACTGTATTGTTATTTAATTGATATTTAGTAGGCACTCCATTAGTAAGTCTAATAGCTTTCTTGACTACACCTAACATTTCCATATCATTAGTTTTTTCTACTTCTTTTAGAACATCCATTTGATCTTGTATAGTTCCAAATATTTTTTGTATATCTATATCTTGATCTAATAATTTAAAATAAAACTCTACATTTAATAAATATTCTCTAACTTCTTGCTCTGAATATCCACTATCCATTCTATTTAATTGAGTAAATACATTAGGACTTTTATTAATAGATATTTTATTTACTGTATCTTTTAATGAATCAAACTCTAGTATAGATTTAATTAATTGCTTATTACTTGTAATCTGTAAATCAACTATAAGGTCTACAGCTTTTTGGTAATTAAGTTTATCTATTTCATTTAATATTTTATTATCGATAGTATCATTTAATACAGACATATATAACATTGATTGTATATCACCTGGAAGTTTACCAATATTTTTAAACTTCATTATAACTTTTTCAGCTTTTACTAATGCTTTTAAAGCAAGTGTATCTATATCTGGTTCTTTAATATAAGTATTATTATCTATAGAATATAATTTATCTTTTTCTATTTTTTTAATTTTACCATAAATTGTATTATAATGTATTTCACTACCATTTACTTTATCAATTTCAATTCCAGAGTTTATTAATCTGTCAGCTAAATCATTATATATAATTTGTTTATTAGATAAATGACCATTATTTCTGATAGAATTTCTAATGTTTAATCTTTTATCAACGGAGTATGGTATATTAGTATCTTCTAGTTTTGCATTTGGTAATCTGTCAAATAATATATATCTATTATAATCAAATATATCTTTAATTCTAGACATCATTAATTTAGCATCCATAACTCTATCAGGTGTGCTAATACTAACTGCTATAGTTTCTCCTTCATTATTTATAAAAGCAACATCTTGTATTTGATTTGTTGGTAATTTATCTCCAGACATAGATGTAAAAAAGTCTACGCTTATTGGTTGTAAATTAGCTGGTCCATCAAATGCTTGATCTTCATTTCCATATGTAGGTTTACCTTTTGCATCATCTACATATGATAATAAATATCTTCCTGCTACTTTTTTATCTTTATCAAGCAATCTATATGATAAAATTTTTCCTGTTTTTGGATGTCTTTTTACTCGATCAATTATATATCCTTTTGGTGGAACTAAATATGTTTCAACGTAACTATCTTGACCAGGTGGTAAGAAATTATAAGCTAATATGGTTCCAGGAAATTCTTTAAATAATTTATCAGATGCTTCTTTAGGTGTATTGTAATTACTAATAAAATCTAAATCATGTACAAGACCACCAGGTTTTCTATAAACAGTTCCTTGTGTAGCAAGAACAATACTACCTGTTAAGAATATATTCTCATCAGTACCAATGGTATTCATAATATCTTTAGCCAAAGGACTTTCATCAAATGCATCTTGAAATCCTACTTGAACTCTATCTTCAATAGGTAACGTTCTAATAAAATCTTCTCCAGAAAAAGTTTTATTAATTACATTTTCTATTAAAGGCTCAAGCATAGACATATCTAATGATTTTATTCCTGTAGCTATATCTAAAGCTATACGTCTAGCTTCTTCAGCTTGTGTTCTTACTTCATTATATTCATCAAGAAGTTTTTCTTCATAACCTTTTTGAAGTAAATCTTTAAACATTAATCTAACAGCTTCTATTTTATCTTTCTTTGATCTACTTGGTTGTTTAGCTAAATAATTTTTATAAGCTGGTGATTTTTTAAATTCGTCATCATTTAATAAATCAATACTATATTTTCTTTGCATCATAAAACTAATAGTTTCTGCTAATGCAATAGCTACTTGTTCTATATTTAATTCATCTAATGCAATTTTTTTATTAACAATATCTATAAATAATGTATCTGCATCTGAAATTTCAAAACCATATTTTTCTAAAGTTTTTAAAACATTATCATTAATTAATTCAGACTGAACAATCATACTAGCTGTCATTTCTGAATTAGAAATATTTTTTAATTTATTAGATAAATCAATTCTTTCTAAATGTTGTGACAACAATGGAAATGTTGGTATTTTTCCTACTCTAGCAATGTATTCATCTAAAGTTTCTTGATCTCCCATCTTTAATGAATGCCAAGTAATTTGTTCTTGAGTATGCTTTCTATAATAATTAGTTGCAGTTTCTTTAGGATGAATTTTTCTTCTTTGATTTCTACTTAATGATACTCTAGCTCCTGCAATATTAGATTCTATTTCTCCCATATTAGTTATATATGTATAGAATTGAAAATCTTTTTGTGATTGTTCTATTGGTTTTCTATATCTATATGCTGATGCAACTAATTGAGTAAACATTGAAAAGAACTCATCTTCCCATTTTGAAACTGAATCATATTCCATTAATGCATTTTTAACACCATCAGTGGGAAATCCTTTTAACATCATATCTATAGCATTGTTTCTTATAAACTCTGTATCTCTTTCACCTGTTTGATTTCCAAACATTTCTTGTTTATTTTTCAAAGATACATTAGGACTGCTTTCTAATATTTTTAATATAATAATAACATTATCTAATATTGTACGCATTGTTTCATTATGACTTGCTTGTAGATTAGAACCTTTTTGATTTGTAGGTATATTAGAATTATCTTGTATAGCATGTTGTAACTCATGAAAGAATGTTTCTAAAAATGGCTCACTAAAAGCTCTCATAAATTTATAACCATCATATATAACTATTTCAGCAGGTTGACCTTTATAAGCACGCTGATAAGATCCTAAAGTAGCATTAGTATTTTTATTTTTATCTGATCTAAATCTTACCATTAAATCTTTTAGTTCTGGATAAGCTTTAAATAAAACAGGATGCTTTATTAAATCTCCAAGTTTTATATTTCTTCTTGTAGGTAAAATTCCATTATATCTAAATACTACTTTA